TTGATCCTAAAGACGGCATTGTTAAATGGCAAGAACAAATGCAAGGCGATTCAGGTGGTCCTGGTAGCGTCAGAGAATTTCCATATGATTGGTATACAAAAGGTCAAGAATCAAAGTTCTTTGATATGTTAAAAACAGCCGGATTAGAAGTTGTTCCTGTTGAAAGAAAAGATCCATTGTTTGGTATTAAGAGTCAAGTAGTCGGTATTAAAGGTGGTCCACAAGCATTGGCCAATTTAGATAAACCACAAACACCAGCAGAAGATCCAAACAAACCAGTAGCTGGTCCAAAAGGTAACGACGATGCTAAAAAACTAGCAGAATTAGTTGTACAATTAGAAAAAGCATTAGCTGGTGGTGGTGGAACTGCTCCAGCTACTACAACTACACCTGCTACTACAACTCCTGCAACACAAACTCAACCTGGAAAAACATTAGGACAAAAAGCAGGTATAGGTGCTGGCATTGGTGCTGGTGCATTAGCTGGTGGTGCATTAGGTAAGAAATATGGCGGCAAACTGGGAATGGGTTTAGGTGCTGTAACTGGCGGTGCATTAGGTGGTATGGGTGTGAATGCTTTCCAAGAAGGTACGGACTTATCTATGGCAAAAGCATTAACTGAAAGTTTTGGTTATGAGTTTGAAAATGAACAATTAGACGAATACAGTTGGGATGAATTTAACAACGATGCAGGCGACTTTGGTCGTGGTGCATGGAATGGCGTTACTTTAGGCACTGGAGATAATATTGCAGCCGGTGTTAAAAGTGCGTTCGGTCCTGGTACTTACAAAGATGAATTAGCTAAACAGGCAAAAGCAAGTACAGATGCAGAAAAGCGTAGCCCTTGGTTATACGGTGCTGGTAACGTAGCAGGCGCTCTAGCAATGCCAGTTCCTGGTGGTGCATTAGCAGGAGGATTGATCAAAGGTGCAAGTACTGCTGCTAAAATAGCTCGCGGTGCAACTACACTCGGTGCTAACTTAGCTGCGCAGAAAGGTATCGATATGGTTAAACAAAAATCAGATCTAAATACATTAGTAGGTCCTGGTGGAAATAAACAAATCGGTGCGTTACAACAAGCAATTGGTTTAGTAGGAGCGCAGATTGACGGTAAGATGGGTCCTACTACTGCTAAGGCATTAATGGCCTGGCAACAAGAAAACGGATTGCCACCAACAGGTAAAGCAGATCCAGCAACAATGAAAGCGGCTGGAATCGCAGAAGGTCGAATAACCACCGTAGCAGAAGATATTAAGTCTATCCAAGAACGTTTATCAATGATTGAATCAGGTGCTAACGATTACCAAGTTTGGCTAATGGAGGACGGAAGTGTTATTGGACACGACGGTGTACTCATTACTGACGAAGATATCTTAAACGAAATCGAATGGAACACTGCTATCAATGAAGGTGTATGGGATGCGATATCAAAAGGCGCTGGAAAACTGTTTAAAGGCGCACAACAAGGTTGGAAAAATCCAGGCGTTCGTAACGTTGTTAGAAAAGGAGCACAAGGTATAGGTGCTAAGTTAGGCGGTGGTGCTAAGAAAGGCGTACAATGGGTTGGTAAAAATCCAGGAAAAGCGGCGGCATTAGCTGGCGGTGCTGGATTAGCAGGTTACGGTGCATATAAAGCGTTAGGTGGCGGTGGAGCAGCTCCTTCTACTACAACTACAGGTGGTGGTGGCGCAGGCGGAGCGGGCGGCGCAGGAGATATTCCAGGAACTACAACTACACCAGATGCAGGAGGAATGACTCCAGAAATAGCTGCATTAGTTAAACAAATTCATGATTTAGAATTACAGCACGGTGAAGATGATAGTCCAGAATGGATTCAAGCTACACAACATGCTCAGACTGTGTTAGACAAAGCCGAACATGCTAGTGCTGCTCAATCGGCAACAGATGCTAAAAATGATACAGGAGCCAATGCTTCAAATGCAACAGCTGATACAACTAAAGGTCCAAATATGGGCCAAGTTAATCCGCCAGATGCGGCTAAAAATCCAGTTGGTACTACTAATGCGGCAACAGCTATACCAACAGGCGGTTTAGAAAATCCAGATAACCAAGCTAAACCGACTGTTTACAAAGACGGTGGTGGTGCAGGAGCTGCATCAAATCCAGCTAATGTTAAAGAATCGGAAGATGAACTAGCACGTTGGTTAAAAATCGCTCGCGGTTAATCAACTAAAAATGGCAGATTTATTTCTGCCATTTCCACCTCTAAAGGTTGTATTTACAAAATAAGTAGTATATAATAGGCAATGTATATAGGAGATTTATATGTCAGGTCGTTCATACGGTGCAGAAGAAAAGGCAAAACTAGAGCGTTTAATTTCAGAAGGTAGTACAGTACTACGTGAAATTGAAGACTTATCAGAAGGCTTAAAAGAAACTGTTAAGGCAGTTGCAGAAGAATTGCAAGTAAAACCAAGTGTTATTAACAAAGCTATTAAAATCGCACACAAAGGTGATTGGCAAGCGCATAATGCAGATTGGGAAGAAATTGAAGCAATTTTAGATATCACTAAGCGTATCTAATAAGTAGTATAATAGAAAGGTCTGTCGGCCATAATCGACATAAAGGGTATTTGTCAGCCTAAAAATGACATCGGAGGAAAATTATGTCATACGTGGATGCATGGTTTGACCGCGAGAACGATATCGTTAAAGTGGTTGAACGCAATAAAAAAGGTGAACGTGAGTTCCGTGACATACCTGTCAAACACACGTTCTATGTAAAAGACCCACGCGGCAAATTCCAATCAATTTACGGTGATTCACTCACCCGTATTATCTGTAAAAACACAAAAGAACTACGCAAAGAACAAGCCATTAATAGTGGCAAGGAAATGTTTGAATCAGACATTAATCCTATCTTTGTAACACTAAGCGAACACTACTTAAATCAAGATGCTCCTAAACTAAATGTAGCGTTTTTCGATATTGAGGTAGACTTCGATCCAGAACGTGGCTATGCAAGTCCAGATGATGCTTTTATGCCAATTACTGCTATCGCTGTTTACCTACAATGGTTAGAAACTATGGTGTGTATGGCCATTCCTCCTAAAGGTCTTAAGATGGAGGAAGCTAAAGAAATGGTCAAGGACTTTCCTAACACCTACTTGTTTGATAACGAAGCAGATTTGTTGGACATGTTCTTGGATTTGATACAAGATGCAGATGTTATTAGTGGTTGGAACAGTGAAGGATTTGACGTACCTTATACTACAAATAGGGTGACAAAAGTCTTATCAAAAGAAGACACAAGACGTTTTTGTTTATTTGATCAATTTCCAAAACGTAGAGAATATGAAAAGTTTGGTCGTGATAGTGTAACCTATGACTATATTGGTCGCGTTCATTTAGACTATCTTGAGTTGTACCGTAAGTATACGTATGAAGAACGCCACAGTTATAGACTTGATGCGATTGCAGAGTATGAGCTAGGTAAGCGTAAAACACAATATGAAGGTACACTAGACCAATTATACAACAATGATTTTAAAACATTTGTTGAATATAACATTAATGACTGTAAACTACTTGACGACTTAGACAAGAAGTTAAAGTTCATGGATCTTGCCAATACGCTGGCACATGAAAATACAGTATTGCTACAGACTACAATGGGCGCTGTTGCTGTAACTGAGCAGGCTATTATTAACGAAGCACATCGTAGAGGTTTCCAAGTTCCTAATCGTACTAAGATGAGTGAACGTGAAGACAATGAAGGTGCGGCTGGTGCGTATGTTGCATATCCTAAAGAAGGTATTCAAGACTGGATCGGTTCATTAGATATTAACAGTCTGTATCCGTCAACTATTCGTGCTTTGAACATGGGTCCAGAAACTATTATTGGACAATTACGTCAGACTAAAACCGAAGAATACATCGAAGCACAGATTGCCAAAGGCAAAAGTTTTGCGGCCGCTTGGGAAGGTAAGTTTGGTACTGACGAATACGAAGCTGTAATGAATCAAGAAATTGGTACAGACATTACTATCGACTGGGAAAATGGAGATAGCGATATAGTCAGTGCTGCAGAAGTATATAGACTTATATTTGAAAGCAATCAACCTTGGATGCTTAGTGCTAATGGCACAATCTTCACTTACGAGAAGGAAGGTATTATTCCTGGACTGTTAAAACGTTGGTATGCCGAACGTAAAGAGATGCAGGCCAAGTTAAAGGACGCTATCAAAGCAGGTAACAAGGTCGAAGAAGAATATTGGGATAAACGACAACTAGTTAAGAAGATTAATTTGAATAGTTTGTATGGTGCTATTCTTAACAGCGGATGTCGCTTTTTTGATAAACGCATTGGACAATCAACTACACTAACAGGTAGACAAATTGTTAAACACATGGCCGGTAAAGTAAATGAAATTATTGCCGGCGAATATGATTATAGAGGAAAGGCAATTATATATGGTGACACTGATTCTTGTTATTTTAGTGCTTTTCGCACTTTACAGAAGGACATCGAAGCGGGATTAATTCCGTGGAGTCGAGAAAACGTTATTTCGTTATACGACCAAATCGGTGAAGAAGTTAATACTACTTTCCCACAATTTATGCTAGACAACTTTCATTGCCCAAAATCACGCGGTGAAGTTATTAAAGCAGGTCGAGAAATTGTTGGTAGTAAAGCCTTGTTTATTACTAAGAAACGCTATGCTGTTCTTTACTATGATAAAGAAGGCAAACGTACAGACGTAGATGGCAAACCAGGTAAAATTAAGGCCATGGGTTTGGATCTAAAGCGTAGTGATACTCCAGAATTTATTCAAGACTTTTTAAGTGAAGTTCTTGAAATGGTCCTGATGGGCAAAGATGAACAGGATGTATTAGATCATATTAGTGCGTTCCGTACTAAATTTAAAGCTCGACCAGGATGGGAGAAAGGTAGTCCAAAACGTGCTAACAACATTACAGACTATCAAGCTAAAGAAGCTAAAGCAGGTAAAGCTAATATGCCAGGGCATGTTCGTGCTAGTATCAATTGGAATACACTAAAACGTATGTTTGATGACAAGTATTCCATGGCTGTTACAGACGGTGCTAAAGTTATTGTTTGTAAACTTAAACCTAATCCGTTAGGTTTTACATCAGTCGCTTATCCAGTAGACGAACTGAGGTTACCACAGTGGTTCAAAGACTTACCATTTGATCACGCTGAGATGGAAGCTACCATCATTGATAAGAAACTGGAGAACTTAATCGGAGTACTAAATTGGGATGTTGGTAGCACAGAAGAAAAAAATACATTTAATAGTTTATTCGAGTTTTAACATGAAAAAAGAAATCGTAATTGCAGGATATGGATTTGTTGGCAAGGCAGTTGCCAATGCCATAAAAGACCATGCTGTACTACACATAGTAGATCCGAAGATAAATGATAACATTGTATCTGATTTCAAATATGCAGAAGGTGTTATTATTTGTGTCGGTACACCTAGTAATAATTTAGGTGATTGTGATGTCAGTCAAATTTATCAAGTAATGGATACAGTTCCAGAAACAGTACCGGTATTGATTAAATGCACTATTCGCCCAGATTACCTAAATAGATTACTAGTAAACTATCCAAAGCATAATATTGCATATAGTCCAGAGTTTTTACGTGCTGTAAGCGCCAATGAAGACTTTGCCAATCAAGAATATATGATTTTAGGTGGAGAAAATCCTAGCAATATTTGGAAGGAATTATTTACAGATTCGCTTAAAAACCTAAATAACATTGAGCATTGTACATTAACAGAAGCAAGTATGGTAAAATATGCCACTAATTGTTTCCTAAGTGTCAAAGTAGCATTTTTTAATCAACTATATGACGTTTGCCAAGCTAACGGTGCTGATTATAATACAGTTATTGAACTACTGCAAATGGATGACAGGATTGGCGATAGCCATATGCAAGTTCCTGGACCAGATGGTTCGCGTGGATTTGGGGGTGCTTGTTTCCCTAAAGACACAAGTGCATTCATGTACTATGCGGATAGTTTGCAGATGTCACATACTTTAGTGGAATCGGCAATAAAATATAACAAGAAGATAAGAAAAAACTTGACATCGTCATAAAAACCTATATAATAAACAAACATGGAGAATCATATGAAAGACTTTTTACAAGACCTAGTAGCACATACACACAGCCTTGGCATTTTGCCTTTGGTTAAAATTACGTCTACTGACAAAGAAACAGCTATTGAATCAATGGCAGAAGATCGTAGTGTTATCCTTAACGCTAAGACTAAAGAACCAGTTGAAGATTTAGAAGGTACATTTGGTATGCCTAACTTAAACAAGTTAGACACACATTTGAAGTGCCCAGAGTACAAGGAAAACTTTACAATTACTATTGTTAAACAACAACGCAACGGTGAAGATATTCCAACAGGCTTACATTTCAAGAACGGTGCAGGCGACTTTGAAAACGATTATCGCTTTATGAACGAAAATGTTATCAACGATATGTTGAAAACTGTTAAGTTCAAAGGTGCTAAGTGGGATATCGAGTTCGAGCCAACTATGGCTAGTATTCAACGTTTGAAGTTTCAAGCAAACGCACACACAGAAGAAAACACATTCAAAGTTAGTACAGACAATGGCAATCTAGTTGTCAGCTTTGGTGATGCAAGTACACACGCAGGATCATTTGTATTCCAAAGCGGAGTTACTGGCAAGTTGAAGCAAACTTGGTCATGGCCTGTAGCACAAGTTCAAAGTATTTTGAATCTAAGCGGCGACAAGACTGTACGTATTGCTGATGCAGGCGCATTGAATATTACAGTAGATAGCGGACTAGCAACGTACGATTACATTTTGCCAGCACAAAGCAAATAAAATGGATAATCAATTTGACTTAGAACAGTTTGCGGATTTGTTTGACACAGCAATGTCGTCAGACAATCCTACTGTACAACGTGCATTTAAAAACTTGTTACTAGTTGCAGCTATTGCCGATTCTGAAGAAAAGAAAGTAGTAGGACCTATGCGCGAACTACTAGACGAACTTAAAGCACTAAGACAAAGGGTGAATAACTTAGAAAGTCAGTGGATACGGCCACAAACACCTACACCGTACACTCCTGGAACACCTATGGGGCCAGTGCCTTTAGGGCCTTATGTACCTTCGCCAACAACTTGGCCAAATACTGGTATACCTGGCGGTGTTTGGTACAGTAATGGAACCGGTAATATTCCCGTTTCGGCAACTGGACAAGGTGCAAGTTCAACAGCATATGACGATCAGTTCCTTGAAGAACTTGCAGTATTGCCTCCGAGCAAATACGAATCTTTTATAGACAAATTTAAATGAATAGAAACCTAACAGCTACGCAAAACGATTACGCATATTTTTTACCAGCTACATCGGGCTTTTATAGCACTTACATAGGAAAACAACGCTACGGCAATTATGTAGATCCTGCACGTATTCCTGCAAGTTTTAAAAACGGTGTAGAAAGTCTTAACTATTTAGAACCAGACAAAGGTGCATTTTACTATGACCATTGTTTGTATAGTGCAGGTCATGCTAACTTAGACCTTAACAAACAAGACGACGGCGAAGATATGTTCCGTAATCGCAATCGTAGTACTAGTTGGGTTCTAGGCGATTCAGGCGGATTCCAAATTGGTAAAGGTAAATGGGAAGGAGACTGGAAAGATCCTAACTGTCCTAAAGCTATGAAGAAGCGTACACAAGTATTAGCTTGGATGGATGCACTTATGGACTATGGTATGTGCCTTGATGTGCCAGCATGGGTGTCAAGAAGTCCAGCAGGTGCCAAAGCTACTGGTATTAGTACATATGCAGAAGCGGTCAATGCTACATTTATTAACAATGACTATTTTATTAACAACCGTAATGGTAACTGTAAGTTCTTAAACGTATTACAAGGTGAAAATCATACTGATGCCGAAGGGTGGTATCAGCATATGAAGAAATACTGTGATCCAAAACAGTATGGCGACCGTGCATTTAACGGGTGGGGCATGGGTGGACAGAATATGTGTGACATTCACTTGACACTAAAACGCCTAGTAGCCTTACGTTTTGATGGTTTGTTAGAACAAGGTCATCAAGATTGGATGCACTTCTTAGGCACTAGTAAACTTGAGTGGGCGTTGATCTTAACAGACATGCAACGTGCTGTTCGTAAATATCATAATCCAAACTTTACTATTAGTTTTGATTGTGCAAGTCCTTTCCTAGCAACAGCTAACGGTCAAATTTATGTTCAAACAGAAATTACAGATCGTGACAAGTGGTTATATCGTATGTTGCCTAGTTTAGACGACAAGAAATACAGTCAAGACACACGATTATTCCAAGATGCAGTTGTACAAGACAAACATTTTGCTAACTTTGAAACAAGTCCTATTATGGATGGTGTTGAAGTTAACAAGATTTGTATCTATGGTCCAAACGACGTTAACAAAAATGGTAAAGTTGGTAAGACTAGTTGGGATAGTTTCACTTATGCTATCATGATGGGTCATAACGTGTGGATGCACATCAATGCTGTACAAGAAGCCAATCGTCAATATGATGCTGGTTTGTGTCCTTCCATGTTGGTTGACGAAAAGTTTGATAGAATGTATGCTAAGGATGTAATTGATGCTATATTTGCTACTAGCGACCGTGGTACAGCCGATGCTATTGTTGACGAGTTTAGCAAATTTTGGATGGCTATTCCTGGTACACGTGGTTATACTGGCAAAAGAACAGTTAATGCTAGTACCAAAGCAGACGAGCACTTAGAAGTTGAAGCTAATTTTGAGTTGTTAAAAGAAATGCAACCAAAAATTGAACCTCCTAAGCCTATTTTAAACGATTCACTATTTGAGTTTTAAATGACACTACCCGATGAACGCTTCAGAAGTATACAACGTACTGAAGAGTTTTTAGAATCTCTAATAAATCCTCAAAAGACTCCACGTATTCCAAAAGAAATACGTGAACAAGCTCGTTGGTGTTTGCGTCATTATCCTAGCTATCATAATTTAAAAGAATTAGAACGTGCGGCTCCTAATGTTGTACAAGAACGTATGGAAGATGTACAACGTATGATCAAATATTGGGAAGAAGGAAAGAAGTTTACAAATGAAAACTAGTCTTATTGTAGGCATGGGTATTGGCAATCTATACGCTAAAGTGTTAGATGAGCTTGGTCATGGCGTTATTACTGTAGATAGCGATCCTGCTAAAGGTGCTAGCTTTACATCTGTAGAGGATGCTATTAAAGAATGTCGTATGTTTGATACTGTACATATCTGTACACCTAATTTTACACACGCTAAACTAGCTAGACAAGTAGCACCACACGCTGATATTGTGTTCATCGAAAAGCCCGGTGTTAGTACTAGTTCAGCATGGAGTAATGTTATATTGGATAATCCTAATACCCGCTTCATGATGGTTAAAAACAATATGTGGCGTAGTAATATTGCCGAACTACAAGAGTTAGCCAGTAAGGCCAAAGTAGTAAACATTGAATGGACACGTAAAAACTGTATTCCTAGTCCGGGCAGTTGGTTCACTACACGAGAACTAGCATTTGGTGGAGTTAGCAGAGACTTGATGCCACATTTATTAAGTTTATACATAGCGATGAATCCAACATGGAGGAACGACCAAGTTAATGGTAGAGCTTCTATGCAGAATTGGTTGTTAGAAGATATCGAAAGCACTGAATATGGTACTGTAAATCCGAATGGTACTTATGATGTAGACGATTACTGTAATATCAGTTTCACCAATAAGTGGCATTGTCGTGCTAATTGGAGAAGTATGGACTATGAAAACAGTGGCATAGAGTTTATAATGCAAGATAATACTGTAGAGAGATTTGAGTTAGGATGGTGTCCAGAAGATGCATATAAAAATATGATTATAGATGCTATTACTAATAAAGATAATATGGATTTTTGGACAAATCAGTTAGCACAGGATCTTTGGATCCATCAACAAATTGAAATTTTATGAAAGTAAAGTGTTTACAAACTCAAGGCCAAGGCTATTTCGAAGAAGTAGACTATGAAATCGGGCCTTGGGCACAAGACAGTATCTATGTCCGAGCTGTAATGACAGGTGTTTGTCGTAGTGATATTGATATGATGATGGGCGATTTTGGTCCATTACCATTACACATGCAAGGGCACGAAGGCATTGGCCAAGTTATGACAATAGGTGCTAATTGTACTGATGTTAAAATCGGAGACTATGTTGCTACACGCGGCGAGCCTGCCTATGCTGATCAATATACAGTACGAAAAGACGAATATGTAAAAATTCCCGAAGCACACCCTCGTTATATCTTAGAACCAGTAGCCTGCGGCATTAATCTTATCAATCAATCTAAAGATCAAATTGAAAAACGTCAAGGGCAAGATGATAATACTCGTATGTTAATTATCGGTAGTGGATTCCTTGCGTGGGTCGCTTATCATACAATGCGCCTAAATGGTTATATCTATCATGTAGATGTACTTGGACATAGTAATAAAGAACTTTGGGGAGATCGACTTTTACCAAGTACTATTGAAAACTATGATGTTGTTATTGATCTTAGCGGAAATTACGAACTAGGTACACAGATTAACCTAAATAACAACGCACTAATTATCGATGGTGTGGGTAAAGCAGTATCCAAACAAGAAGCGCAGACACAACTTTGGAAAGCTGTAACTACTATCAAACCAAGTCCACGCAATCCCCAATTTATCGATTGTATGCATATGGCAAAATATTGGATTGAAAAAGGCTA